TCAAGGTTTTTCTGAGCTAACGACCAGTTTCCTGATTGAATGCAAATCCCCCAGACTGCTCAGTTCTTCCTTCATCTCCCTCCGACGGCGATAAATCTCGTCATTGCGATCGACCTGCGCCTGCGCCATCTGTCAGCGCACCTGATATCACTACAGACATAGTTTTTCTCGCGATAAATTAAATCAGGAAGAGGCTTCCGGAGAGACGGGCCATTCAATGGCGTTATATGAGGTTTTATCAGTGATGGTGCTGAAATCCATCGCCTGCAGCGATTTCGCGTAAATGCGCCAGACTGTCAGCTTTTCTTTTTCTTCATCACCGATGATTCCCAAAAGTAAATCCGTCTTCTTATCGGATATTTCCCGTTCGGCAATCGCAGTAAGACGTGCACGCTCCGACTCTGCCTGCTGCCTGTAGTCAACAGGGACCGGTAGTACTTCACCGTCTTTATAATACCAGCGCGCCTCTATACAAAAGCCATCCGGTAGTTCATCCACTTCCACAATGGTAAAACCAACGGGATAAAGACGGGATACATCTTCCGCCACGGAATAAATAACGCCGGTTTCAGGATGCGTGCACAGCTTGTATTTCTTCGTGAATTTATCCAGTGATTCATAAAAATCCTGCCCGTCTTCACTACGGAAATACTGAATGCCGTCACCATAAGGCATGTCTTCAGGGTAGTAACGCGTAATGTTTGAGAGTTCCATTATTTTCTCCTTAATTAACCTGATACAGATCGCCATGCACCATTAATATAAATCTGAGCCTGTTTGTAATACACGCCACCGATATTGTCTGCAGAGTTACGGCCAGTATCCTGAACATTAATGCCTGACAAAACACAACCAGAAGGTGCTCGAAACGTCCAGCTGTGCTCGTTCCCGCCCGGGTTGTAAAACACCTCACTGGTATACTGAAAATTCTGTACGCCACCTGTTTTGGTCTGGTAGCGGGCATCGAAGTTTCCGTAGTCTGACGGTATAACCTGACGCCCGCATCGCCAGTTTCCCGCATCATCCATATACGCCTGACCGTCCGTACCATTATCCGTACGGCTATTATTTATCATGTAAATGCCAAACTGCTTATTCCCAAGACCAGCCAGGAAATACTTTCTGTCTGCATGATCCTGACGCAGAAGCGCCTGAGCAGCATCAGTATTTATCCTGTTTTTCCCGAAAATAACGTTGTTGTCACGCATCTGAATCCACGTTCCGTTACTGCTGTTAATCGCAAAACGGCCTGCAAATACATCTTCTGTAACATCCAGACCGTGTCCCATAGTTATGCGACCGGTCCTGAGATTAAGCGTAAAGGGGCGTAGCGGCCCAATATCACCACTCTCGCCCTGATTTTCCCGGGTAGGAATGAGGTGCAGACACTCTTCCGAACGACGAAAAATCAGACCAAAGGCTTCGTTGAAAATCCTCAGTGCATTAACACCACGGATTTTCAGCTCCCCGGTCATGGTGTCTCCATCACGCTGAACGGCATTTTTTGCCTTATCCACCGTGGGTTTTAATCCGAGGTTTTCAACAGCCTCATCACTGTCTTCGACATCCGAAAGATTATTTTTTATCAGCAATGCCTCTTCGTTAATTGCACCGCCCACCAGTAATAATATGGCTTTATATAACTGGTCGTGTTCCTCTTTATTCAGTTCTATCCCGGCCTTCTCAATGACACCACAGATTTCCTCCTGAAGGGCATCCCACATGGCACTGTTCAGCCAGGTGGCATGACGCCCTGTACGAATATTCCCGTCAGTAAATCCGTTCTTGCCCGGGCCAAATTTATCTTTAACTGCTGTCGGAGTGTCAATTCTGTGCATATTAAACCTCCCGTGAATGAAATATCAGAATTATGTCCTTGCCTGATTAAACAATTCCGCTGTGAAAGTCAGTTCACCCTTTGTGAAAGGCGTTTCTCCGCCTGGCTGGGCCATAAAACTCTGTGAGACAGTCGTCCAGCTGTTTGTGTCGCTTTGTACGCCATTCTCTGTAATCGTTGCACCTGCATGGCTGCCATTTTTCACTTTCCAGGCCAGGCAGTTATTGGGGGCATCAGCACCGCGGTAAGTGACCGAGGCCATAACAGCCACAACATCACTGTTGCTGTTATCCACCGCATCAAACGTGGCCTGTGCTGCATTCAGGGACGGCGAGAGCATCAGATATCCGGCCTCGCTGTCAGAGGTGTTCAGCCCCGTGACAATATCTTTATTCAGTGAGTTTTTGGCGCTTCCACCGGTAAATGCCGTTACCGGGCTGTATCTGACCTCAATGCTTCCGAGCAGGGCGGGTTCCGCGCTGTTATTTTTTCCGTATGCCACTGTTCCACAGTACATATCACCCAGCATTAACGTGCCGGATGCACCCGATGAAAAAATATTGTCACCACTACCAATACTCACCTGAATTTTGTCAGTCCGGTCATCTGATACATAAAACGATGCATTTCCAACTAATGAGCGGTTGCAGTACAGACTGGCTGAGACATAGCCGTTTTCGTTTCGCGTTGCGAAAATTTCATAGTAATAACTGGCTGCTTCATCAGGATACGGGGTTGTAAATGAATAGCCATTAATCCTGATGTGGGATGGCGAAGATGAATATTTCTTTCCCGCACTTAATGTCAGACGAAATCCCAGCTGTACAGCTGAGGATTTTAAGTCCGGAAGTGTGCTGTACAGTGTGACATATGAGGGTGTCGTAAAAATCAGCCCCGTTCTTTCTACAGTATTTACGGCCTGAGTGCCACGACAGACGGATGTTACAGAACCGGACATATCATTGATAAGCGTGACACCGTTTTCGTTCAGTGCTGAAATAATATTTGTTGAATAATAGTTCTCGCACAATCCCTCATTCGCCGGAATTTGTCGAAAACTTTCGAGTTTAATAATATTCAAAGCGGCTCTCCTTTTATTTTATGTCATTCGGACGTGACCACAGCAAAATGCAGTCCCGGGTGATTAATCAATAACGGATCACGGGTTCTGCTGGCTGTCTGCAACTGCATACTGTTAACCGGTACGGGGGAGCGGGTCCTGTATCCCGTCTGCAACTGTGCGCAGTTCATGGTCATGGGGTCCGTTGTCGGCAGACCTGAGTGCAATTGCGCCCTGCTGAGTACCAGTGGTTCTGCCATCGGACGGGCGGCATAAAAGTTAATCCGGTTAATTGTCAGCGGCTTACCTGTCAGTGCCGGAACAACCGCAAAATGAACACCTGTATGATTAATCGCTAATGGCTCAGTCGTCTTGTGTCCGGCCTGAAAGGAGAGGCTGTTTATAGTCAGGGCGGCTTGTTGCCCTTCACCAGACTCATCCGGATATGCAAAAAGGACAACAGTATGCGACGGACATAATTTATTAATCACGCACTCCGCAACCGTATCACCCCACGTCCGGATCGGTGTGTTACAGGTGTCCGAACATGTCTGCCACTGAGCACCGGCATCCACCGGCAACGTCACACGCCAGAAATAACGCCAGCGATCACCCCATTCCGGATCGGGGCTTGCATCCAGGTGCTGGAACTGTTCGATCGTCACGCCGGTATATCCCAGCGCCTCAAGCTGCTCCAGGAAGAACTGCTCATTTATGCCACCAGCCACATTGGCTTTTGCTTCCAGCCGTTGCTGACGCTGGCGTAATGTCTGGGCTCCAACAGGAGAGCAGGTGTCAGGTAAACCATACAATTCTTCATAACGTTCAATCAGCTCTGTTGACTGACCAGGATCGATTTCAGCCATCAGTTCATCAGTCCGCTGATGAACACGTACAAGCGATGGTGCCAGACCATCAAGCACGCCGTCGGTATCGCTCCATGCAGGCCCCGGCGGCATCAGTCCGTACAGCAGCTTTGTATAATCATCCTGTAACGAATCCATTATTTACTCCTTGCCGGGTCATAAGCCTGCCAGGTGATCTCGCCGAGCACCGGAAGCTCGGTCTCCCCCAGGTCAATATCCGATGAAGGGACGATTAACCGGTGGGCCACTTCACCAGCAGACAAACTGATGGCCTCACTGATTCTGGACAGATACATACGCCCCTCTGGCACACCATCCCGTAACATCAGTGCATTCAGCTCTGCTTTTATTGCAGTCCTGATCTGCGGTGTGTCTTTCGATAATGCAATCGTCATCGGGATGACTTTTTCTGTGGCACCGAATACATACAATCCACTTCCGGCAACCGGTGTCAGAGGAAGAATGTGCTCTCTGACTGCATTAATGACGCTTTCATCCGGAGCCGGATGTTCCGGATCGTTTGTCGCCACCATCACGCCAACCGTTCCAATGCCTTTCCAGTGTCTGAAAGTCCATGCACGGTTAATACCCTGAACTTCTTTCGCCCAGATAACATAATCAGGGTCTGCGCCCCCCTGTGGAATGTAGTAATAACGTTCCATAACGCGGGCACGCCATATTTCCAGATTTTCAATATCTTCACCGTCTGTAATGGTGTCCGCGTACCCTGTGGACGGCAGACCACTGACGGGTGTTCCCAGTTGCATGGCAATACCATCATCCGTATTCCCCGCCGCCCCCGGTTCATCTGCCACAACAGGCACCCGGAGAAGACCATCGGCTGCGGTCACCGTCGCCGTCGTGGTGAAGGTCACCTGATCATCACGCTGGATCTGCGTTCCCGCTGGCAATACAGGTGTTCCCTCTACGCCATCCCAGCGCACAAATCCCCGGGCTGTCACCGCATCTTTTCGCAGGCAGCGTTTGATTCTGGCGTGCCGGTACAACCAGTCTTCATCACACATGTCCGGCAACAGATTTCTGGCAAGATAATCGATATACCCGTACAACGTGTGTACGGCTGCAGCCTGTACACGGGCATACACTTCCGCATCCATACGACGAAGCAGCGTATCCTGCTCAAAGCGGGTTAATAAATCGCTCCGGATCATAGAAATAAGTTGCGGAAGGCCGGGGCGATAAAACTGACTGTCAGCCATTCAGTTCACTCCAGATATCATCAAAAATAATGTTGTGAATATTGCCGTCACGCTGGTAAATGGTAATGGCAAGTGCCAGCGAGTCTGTCCCGGTCCGGACAGCGTTAATATCAAGACGGGAAGCAACACCATCCTCCACCATCCACGCCAGCGCCTCACGGGCATAATCTCTGGCAAGCTGCGGGGTTTTATTTGTCAGCTTGCTGCGTCGCAGCAGATACAGACGCGACCCCGTGCGATCATTCTGAACAGCAGGCCAGGTATCCCCCCACCATCCAAATATCTGCGGTGCATCATCATCCCGCCCGGCACGCCGCCAGGTAAAAAGCGAAATAATCACAGCACGCGTCAGAAGGTCGAGCAAAGCCCCGGTCGACACGGGTCGCCCGTTAACATTAATCATCATGATTTTCAGCCCATCGGTTGATCCGGCGTGTCAGTGATCCCGCCACCATCACCATTTTCGGTGTGTTTGTGGGCATTGTAGGTCTGCCGCATTTGCTGCATGCTGAGTCCGCCACTGTCGCAATTGTCAGTAATATCGGCGGTGGATTCGACTGGCATTTCAAAGCGCGCTTTAGGCGCGTTTTGAAAAATAATGGGCTTCCCGGCCCCGTTCACCACAATACCGGAACGGGTCAGGACAACGGACTGTCCCAGATCGTCATAAAGCGCCACTTCCCCACGTTTCAGTCCTTTCAGCCGGTAACGTCTGTCAGCCACGACCACAACCACACCATGAGAACGATCGCCCGCCGGAAATAAAGCAACGCCCTCAGCACCGTTCTGTGCGGCAGATGTAAAACCATAAGGTTCAAGGTGCTCAACGTGTTGTTTCTGATCTCCGGCTATCATTTTCAACCCTACAGACTGACACTTTCTGGCGGAATCCACCGCCGTGATGACAGCCCGGGAAATCAGATTGCGAAGAGAAAACCCGTTCATCAGAAATCCTCCTCAACATTTTTTTTCTTCCTGGCGGTAACAGGCTCGGGGAGATAAGCATCTGCCGGGCCAACCCGTAATTCAGTCGTCGTGCCCCGGTCGTCCTGGTTATAGGTAACTTCTGCAATCACCAGTTCATCATTATCAAAATTATTCAGCGGGTCGAAAACGATGACAGATAACCCCGGACGCCATAACGCGCCACTGCCCTGCCGCCAGCCCTGAACCGTATATGTTGTCTCACGGGTAAGCGCAGCCCGTTGGCGCGCTTCAAATTCACAACGGGCCTTACAGGTTGCTGTCGTTGCTGTGCCTGACTGCTGAATCAACAAAGGGCGATAACGGGTCACGCCATTGTCCTGAATGGTCTGACGTATTGCGGCAATGGTGGCCTCACCAAAATCATCGTCGTTGCCCGGGCGCTGCCCACTGACCTGATATTCAGAAAACCGCTCTCTGATGCTTCTTTCCGTGTCACAGGAAAGAATATTCTCTCCCAGCACCAGTGCCGTCGCCGCTTTGCCTGTTCCGGGTTTCCCAAGAACCAGTCGCCCACATTCATCGTCATAAGCCAGCGTCTGAACCTGCCCCAGCAACCGGTTAAGACAATCGGCAACAGTTTCGCCGTGTTCCGGCTGTGCATCAATCACCGCAGTCTGAGGCACGCCAGCATCAACAACAGTGATGCCAAATGGCGCAGCCAGTTCAGTGACTATTCTGAGCAGGTTTTTTCCGCTCTGCTGGAGTGGCAAAGCAGAGCAATCAACCAGATCGGCTGTTTTGCTTCGCCCGACAATCCCCATACTGACGCTGCTGGCGTCATAACGAAGCGGTAGTGCCTCCACATATCCGGTGAGCACGGGCTCATCCCCGATAAGCACTTCAACCAGCTCACCATTTTTTATCCGGGGCTGATAATCCCGGCTGCCGGGCCAGCGGGTGGTAATGGCAACATTAAAATCCCGGGCAATACGGTTAATGCCCGCACTGATACGGACGGATGTCCAGCCGCCCCATTCGCGACCGGAAACCCGAAGTAAAACGGTATTATTCATCTGACGGGTACCCTTAATGTCCTGACCGGAACAAAGCCCGGGTGGGAGATGGCATTTCGATCCAGGATATCTGTTTCACGGGACGCATCGTCGTACCATGACGCAGCCAGAACAAGTGCAGGCAGCACCTCCGCTGGCGTTCGCTCTGCGGTTTCCTCCGTCTGAACCAGACGCGCCTGAATATCCCGGTTCAGCTCTGTACGTAATGACGTCAGCTGAAAAAACAGCCCGTCGTCCATCGTGCGTCTGAGCTCCTGTTCAATCGCCGCATTCAGCGATTCGCGTATGATGGTAAGTTTTTCCCGCGTGGGTGGTTGCGCTGTTTCATTCTGTTCTGTGCTGGCTGCCACGCTGCCAAGCGCCGGATGAGAAACATGAATAATATCGGACTGACGTTCAGTGGAACCACCAACAGCCACAACCGCCTGCTGATTTTTCACCAGACTTCCGGGTTGCGGCAGTGAAGATACCGCCCTTACAGCCTCGCTGATTGCCGTCGTCCGGATGACGGCTGCCACCAGATTTGTCTGCTGTTTTTGCCTCACAACCGATGCGGAATCTGTGGGCCACACCGCACGCGGTGCCAGTCCTGGATCCAGCGTAATACCGGACATTGTTGTTATGGACTGCACCAGATCCTGTGTGTTATCCACCAGTCTGGTTCCGGCCCGCCAGGTATCCTGCAACATATGCACAAAATCACTGGCAACCGACGGAGGCATCAGAATGACGGATAAATCGCCCTGCAGTAGTCTCGCTCCGGCAGAAACAGCCGAATTAACCATTTTGAAAGCTGTCTGAACGGTTCCCAGCATATCGGTCGTCCGGGCAATCACATCGTTCTGAATAAAGTCCGGCATTCCCGCGAGATCAAAATCGCCGAACATGTCTTCAATCAACTCATCCAGGAATACGGACGACTCCTCCAGTTTTCTGGCGGTTGCAGCTCCGGCGACCGGAAATGACAGTTCCCCGCTCTCAACAAACTGAAATGAAACCCGGCACATACGGCCTTCAGTGCCGGAGTGAGAAACGGTCACCTGCCCATCAATACAGCCCTGCATTTCACCGAACTGCGGATGGATCAGCGTCCCCGGCCCGGCGGTTTCAATCGCTGTAATCAGCCTGTCGCGCTGCTCTGCGTAATCATCACCAACGAGATACGCATTAATCGTCAGCCGTCGCGTGGCACGCCCGAGATCCTCCGTGTACGGTTTGTCACGGTTTGGATATTCATGAACCTGAACGCGGCGTCCGAACGAACCCTCGTCGCTCTCCACCGAAAACGGAACGCCGCGAAATGAAGCATCGTAAAGATTATCGCGCCAGGTCGTTCCGGAAGATGAAGAAAACAAAGAGGACAAAGAAGGTAAGGAAGGAAAATCCATTCTGATACCCCATTATTAACGCCTGAAAGGTGAATACCCAACGTCATGGGTTATTTTCATAAAGGGATCGCCTGTTTTCGGCAAATCGATAACGCGCATTCCCTGTGGCGCATTGTCAAACGTGACTTTGATTTCACCACGTGCTGCCACAGACGATATCGCCGGATTAAGCAAAGGAACATTCGGTTTGTACTGACGCGGCTGATTAAGGGATGCCTGGTATTCCTCATAATTTTTTCGATTAAAAAACGGGGTCCAGTCAGAGGCCAGATATATGCCATGATCCCTGGCCCAGTTAACATCGCCCTCAGGCAGAATTGATTCAAGTGCATTTTCGACGGGCTCCCACATCATAGAAGCCAGCACCCCATATACACCGGCTTTTCCGATAACGCCCCCGCCTTTACCAAACAATCCGGTAGCGGCAGTGACCTTGCCGAGTGTGCGCATATCCTTCGTCACAATGCTGATTGATTTAGTGACATCGGTGACCCACTTTGTCGCCATAAAAATGGCGATTGCTTTAAGGATCGTTTCCCATCCCCCCATAGCCTGGGCGGTGCTATCAATGACTTCCCAGACATTTTTAATAACCGGTCCAACGGTTTCCCAGTTATCAATTATGAGATATGCACCACCGACGAGAAGCGCAATTAATCCCTTTGCCGGCGTCATATTCATCACGCTACCCATGATTTTTGTTATGCGTGTCAATGTGCCAATCGCCACGCCCATCGTCAGTAATGCCGCACCAGTTTTCGCGATGGTTTTTACGACCTCAGGATTTTCTCTGACAAACGTGCGCACTTCTTCCAGAAAAGGCTTCATCTCTTTTATGCCTTCATTGATTGAAGGCAGGAAGGTTTCCCCCAGCGTGGAAGAAATCGCATTGATCTGGTTCTGCAGCAGCAACAACTGATTTTCCGTCGTCGCGGCACGGGCGGCATATTCTTTCTGCATTGAGCCGCCATACTGCTGCGCATCCGCCACACGATTAAAGTTGGTTCGCAACAAATCCAGATTCGTGAGTAAAGGCGCGATGGATCCAGAAGATTCCTTGCCAAACAGCTCATTAAGCGCGGCGGCCTGTTTTTCTTTCGGCACTTTCGCCAGAGAATCCAGTACGTGCAGCATGGCCCCACGGGCGTCTTTCTGCATATCCGCCGCCAGTTTTTTCGGGCTAATACGCAACGAGCGGAGCACTTTTTTCTGCGATTTGGTGGCAGAATCCCCCGCTGTCAGCGACAACATAAAATTCTTTATCCCCGTCGCCGCAATTTCTGATTCCACCCCCATTCCGGCAATGGTTGCCCCCATTGCGGCAATCTCTCCGGAGGCCACACCCGCAACACTGCCTAAAGGGCCAATACGGGTCACAATATCAGAAATCTTTTTCGCACTTGCAGGACCGGTATTACCAAGATAGTTAATCTTGTCCGCAAGTCCTGCCACCTCTCCCTGTGTCAGTTTAAAGGCAGTGCGCCACTGTGCCATCATCTGACCGGATTCTTCTGCCGTGGTGTCAAAAGCCACGCCCATCTTCACGGCATCGTCAGTAAACTGCATCAGCTCGTCACGGGCGATACCAGCCTGACCACCCGCCGCCACAATTTCGGCGATACCTTCCGCCGACATGGGCAGTTCTGTTGACAGGTCGCGCACCTGCTCCGTCATTGCCTTAAACGCTTCCGGCGTATCCAGACCATCCACCACTTTCCGGACATCCGCCATTTTTGATTCAAGGGCAATGGCAGATTTGACCGGGAGCGCCAGCGCCCCCAGTACTGCGGTTCCGGCACCCGCTGCGCCCAGAGACAGGCTGGCAAACTCCTTTTTAAAGCCTTTCAGCTGGCGCTGCATCCCTTTCAGCGGTGCCGACACCTTATCCACGGCAGTGATGATCGCCTTCAGCTGAAAACTGTCAGCCATGCTTCATCTCCTCGTTAATGCGGACGGCCTCGGCTTCCAGTTCTGTAAACTGCGAAATAGCCACCCGTCGCAGCTCCAGTGGATTCAGTTTCCAGAACCAGGCAACATTGTAGAGTCGTTTCCGGAGGTGCTTCCCGTCTCTGACTGGGTAAAAAAACGCAGGATCTGCATGCTGGTCTTAAAAATATCCAGTTTTGCCATCTGCGCCGCCGATGAACGCGGGATCCCCGCCAGCAACGGGATATATTTCAGTGCCACCTGGCTGTCCAGTTTAATACTGCCTTCACCGGAAATAATGAAAGGAAAACCCAGCGCCTCGATTTCGTCATACGTGGGCTCGCGCAACTCCAGTACATGCAGCATTTCGTTATGCGCTGTCACCGGTTTTTTTAAAACAATTTCTGTAACGTTCATTACTGATATCCTCCCTCTTCGCCGTGGAATTCAAGATCTGCCGTACCTTCTTCGGCATTATGGTTAGCCTCCCCGTGCAGCCATGCAGCCGAAAGCACATACACCATGCCGTTTGCCAGTTCAGCGGTAATCGTCATCTGGTCTGATGTGGTAATTTTGTCGACCGGAAAGTTTTTGGGCACTTTAAACGTGCCTTTAACGTAAGGTGACCGCCAGGTCTCCTTGTAATCCACATCCCCTGCCATGCCGACAACATCATCCCGGACATTGGTGTTCATCGGCACTTCAATGCCACCAGTCAGCGATAACTGCTGACCATCCACTTTAAAAAAACAGGTTCCGGCGATCTTTGCCATTATGCTGACTCCTCTGAATACTGAAGACGGAACTGGTTAACCACCGCAAAGACACGTAACTGATTAACATAATCCGGCGGGAACAGCGTATTCAGTCGGTTCGGGTTATCCGCATCACGCTCAACTATCAGATACTGTTTAAACAGATCGTAATTTTCCACAATACCGGCACGCTCCATCTGACGATATGTCGCCAGAAGTTCCCCTTTGATAACGGCAGGAGTGACAATCGCCTGCCCCGGACCAAAACGGGGACCATCATTTGTCAGCTTGTGACGTCCGTACTTGCTTGTGATGACCGATTTCAGTTTGCGAAGAACATATGCACTGGTATGCAGAGTTTCACTGTCCAGATAGCTGTTGTCTGCCACGCCATACGCATTCTTTTTGTAGGTGGTTACAGAACGCTGGATCCGCAACGTGCCGCCTTCCACATAAGCCGTCGCCACGCCGTGAGATAAAAGGGTCTGCTGCTCTGTCATGATGAATCGCTTACCTTTCGGTGCCGGAAGCATCCCCACCAGCTCCCCCGTCTGTGTCGGACGGGCAGGATCATTCCGGATAAATACCGCTTCACGGGCAAGGCGACTGGCAACCAGTTCATCGACAGGCGACTGGGTTTCTTTTTCGTAACCGGCAAGCGTGATATGTTGCTGATTATGCATATCTCCGGCACCAACCAGCTCTGACAGCGTTCCCAGTTTTGCGGTATAGACATGCCCGTATAACTGGCGCGCATAACTCCAGCGACCGCTGCTGTCATTCATTTCGGTCATCATCATATTAATGGAGGCGGCATCGTTGAACGGCAGACCGATAAAATCGAATACCTCATCGCCCATAGCGGCAACAGCGGCGGTAAGATCAGGCGCTCCACTACCTGCAGTTCCGGCTTCCGTCACGACCTGAAGTCCCGCAGGCAGAATTTCACCACCACCAGAACCATAATAATTCAGGCAGACAGGTAGCTCGTTACCATACAGCCCCTTATGACGGGCAGTCAGTGTCACCACACCTGCATCAGATGACGCCGTAAACGGCAGGGTGATAACCCCATTTACCGCTTCCTTAATCGCGGTGGCAACCGCAGTGGCATTATCGCCATTCACCACAGGCACCTGTACACGGGAGCGTCCGACATACAGACTCAGGGTGCCGCTTTCCTCTGCTTCTCCGGTAACCGTCACCCTGACCGTTGCCGCCGCCCCTTTGGCTTCCGGTACCGCAATAACATACAGTTCACCGAAAGGATCTGTCTGACGGTATACTTCGACCATACGCGCCAGCTGGCTCCCCGCCCCACAAATCTGACGGGCATAATCTGCCGACGGCATCAGCACCAGGCTGTTAACCTCAATGGCAGCATCGTTGCCTGCATGCCCAATCAGTAATGCAGGCGCGCTGGTCACCGCTGTATTTGCCGCAGAATTGTCCATCTCGGCGTAGAACAACGGCACCAGCGTATTCGACGGAACAGCACTAAAACTTATTGTCATGATTCTTTAGCCTTATCCTGTTTAACACGTACCACATCCCCCGCCGCTATACGGCGGAACCAGTAGCTGTTTTCTTCCACATTTCGCCCGTCAGAAGGCAAAAGGTCTCCACGGGCAGGGTCAGGAACTGACCGCCCTTTCAGGGGTTTCACAAACATGCGGGACTCTTATTTCTGAGGGAAACGCATTTCCAGATGGTGCTCAATGTCATCATCCGGGCCAGTACCAGGATCGATGTAATCCACATCAATACTCAGCAGGGATAAATCCGGCAGGGCATTCACGTCCTCTGCCTGTCGCGTGTCTTCTTCCGTGATTTCATACTTCGCCGTAAAATCAAACTGGTAATACAGTTCGTAACGGTTCAGATCCAGCAGGGTGCCACCGGCATAAACAATCTCGCCCCCCTGCGGATCCGGCATCCATCCAAGCAGGGCTTTCCAGAGTTCTCTCCGGACATCATGAACGGCGTCATAGGCTGCCCACTGCCCTTTTTCATCACGCTCATTGCTGAGCACAACAATAACGGAGAAGCCTTCTGTCAAATCCTGCCAGTAATCGGTCTGTGATTTTTGTTCCCCCGGCGCATCGTCAGAGGGGACAACATAGGCAGCAGGCAGTCGCAGTTTTCCGGCATCAGGGATCGCCTTAAACTGCGCCGCGCCACCAACACGATCCTCAAAACGCGGGCATCGCTCACGCAACGCCGCAATTATCGTTGTCAGTTTCATTTATGCTTCCTTTTTACCGGACGTAACGAACGCTGCAGCTCACGGGACAACAGTTCCTGCGTCCAGTGACGCCGCCGCTCAATAACGTCAGCCATAAAGTTATTACGCGGGGCCAGCCGGAAAGTCGAAGAATGGTGCTTCTTCTGTCGCTTATCCTTTTTATCCATTCCATACGCCGAATAGCGAACGCCGTAATACAGAAATGCCGGATAATAGGATGCGCCTTCATGGAAACGGCGATTCCCCTGCCCGTTTTTCTGGTTAGGAGAAATTTTCACCATCAGTCCGGGGCGACGCGTCGTTTTTTTGGGAACGTAATAACCGATGGAGCGGGCCAGACGCCCGGTCTGATATCCCGGATTCTCTCCCGGACCGGAACGCCCGCGTTTAATCACCAGACGTCTGGCGTCGCGCATATAGACGCGCCCGATCTGCACAAATGCCCGCCGCAGACGTGCACGATTAAACTCCAGCTCCTTTGGTTGTTTAAAGTCGACGTGTAAAAATGCTGTCTGATTCATGGCATTCACCCCATCGTCGCGCTGTACGCAGTTCCTCACATTCCAGTAATAAAAAACGTCGCTGACCGTTCAGGTCGCGTATTCGCCGGATCCGGTACTCCTGACCGTAATAAACCACCTCATGATCTGCCGTGATGCCGTGACGGAAACGGATTGTAAAATAATGCGTAACGACATTTTCTGTCTGCACTGAGCCCTGATAAGCGGCAGCGCCTGGCTGAGCCACCTTTGCCCAGACATCAAACGACTCCGGATACGTTGGCTCCGTACCAAAATCAGCGGTGGGTTCATCCACCCGAAGGCGGATCTTTATCCGGCGATTCAGCTCTCCGGGATCCGGTAAAAGGTAAGTGGCACTGGTCTGACTTTGCCTGATTTTCATAGCGGGACAATCCTGTAAGGGCCAGCAAGCCATCTGAAACTCATTGGCGTTTCCAGTTTCTCCACATCGGTGATCGTTGAGCGATTTTCATAAAAATGACTGACCAGCATCAGCATTGCCAGACGAACGTCATCAGTCAGATGCATCCCGTCAGGATCGTCTTCCGGAATCGTCTCTTCCGGTGCATACAACTTCCTGTTCAGGTATGTCTCTGTTCTTTTCTGTACCGCCTGTGCCAGCAATTTCAGAAAATCGCCGTCACTGTACAAACCATCATCGAGCCGGAGGTGAGATTTAATTTCCTCTTCTTTCAGGAGCATATTTTCCTCCTGTGCCCGCCATTACGCGGGCACAAAAAAAACCGCATTACGCAGTGGCTTTCTGGCGGGTTGCAGCCCCAATTTTCATCAGCTTAATCGCCTGAGAATCCACCAGCATACCGCCGGTTCGCTTGGTGGTATAAAAACCCACAAACGGTTTGTTGGTGTACGGATCGCGCAGGATACGGGTACCGATGCGATCAACGATGGTATAGCCACGTTTGAAGTTACCAAACGCAATGGCTTTTGCATCGGCAGCAATATCCGGCATCTGCTCATTCTCAACGATGCCATACCCTGCCAGAGAAGAAGGCTGACCCAGCTCAATACCCGGACGCCACAGATAATTTCCGTCGTTATCCTTCAGCAGACGAATGGCAAACAGGCTGCTGTTGTTCATCATGAACTTCGCGCCGCTGCGGTGCGCCTTACGCAGGGTGTAAATCAGTTTAATGATCGCATCAGCGGTCACGCCGGAAGCCGCACCGGAAGCGATATGCTGAAGTTTGCCAAACTTACGGGTTTTGTCATCTTCATCGGTGGACTCATAAGCCAGAAAACCTTTTGGTTTTTTGCTGCCGTCGCCACTGGTAAAGGCCATTTCTTCCTGTTCGGCAAATTCCAGCGCCAGCTCACTGTTGATCCAGTCTTCCACATTGAAGAAAGCGTCATCGAGCATTTTCTGGGTGGCCTGCGGGTTGCCGTAGATTTCCCCCATAAAGGGTTCAATCAGCCCCAGTTTTGAGGTGGCGGTTTCCGGACGCGTATCCGTTTCCCCCACCCATCCGGACTTAGTGCCGCCCAGATTCACCAGTTTTTTATAATCCGAGCCACCGAGGGTGATCACGGTGGCTTCCTGGCGCATCACCACCTCATCTTTCAACAGCGTCAGGATGGTACGATCCAGTTCTTCCGGAATGGCATAACCACCATCTTCATCATTGCCCACCTGAAGCGCCTTACGTTCAAGTTCACGCAGACCGTCTTCACGCCCCTTGCGCATAAATCCGATAAACGCTTCTTTGTGTTCACCGGCAACTTTATTTTTCGTGCCGCCTGCCGGACGCTTAACTTCAGCCAGCTCAGCCTCAAGATCGCTTTTCAGGTTTTCCAGCTCGCTGATTTGCCCGTTCAGGCTTTCCACCTGTTCGGCCAGCTTGCTTTTTTCCTGTTCGATCGCGTCAATGCGCTTGTCGTTTTTTGCCTTAAAATCGTCAAACTTCTGCTGCAAATCCTGCGCGACCTGTTCAACGTCTTTAATATCAACAGCCATTATTTACTCCTGGTTAAAATTTAAGATTTTTCAGTGCATTCAGTGCGACATCCACATCCTCAGCATCACGCAGGGATAAAGCGCCATATCCCCCGGCCATGAATGCTTTGGCCTGGGTTCGCGAGAGTCCAACATCGCGCAGGACTCGCTCAATAATTTTCTGATCAGGGATCTCCCCACGCGCCAGCGCATTTTTCACATCGCTGATGCGTGCTTCATCATTGGAAGGAAACGTCACCAGACTGACCTCCCACAGGTCGATCTCTTTCAGCAGGAATACCCCTTTTTCCCGGTCGTACTCCCAGTCTTTCAGGATGTAGCCAACAGAAAGGCCGGTTAAAGAACCGGCCTTCATATGGGCGTGTGCACGTTTTGCCAGGGGATCATCATCAACGAGTAATCGCCCCCTGACATAAAGCCCGACATCATCTTCTTTCATTTCGGTGTACACACCGATGGGCTCATCCATGCGGTGCTGCCAGAGCAACGCAGGCAGCGCCTTTTTTTCGCTCCATTTCTCGAGTGTTGTGGTAAAGGCACCGGGGACCACCACATCATCGTGGCTGTCCTTTACACCAAAGACGGAGCCATACCCTTCAAACTCACCGGAGTCACTGACAGATTTCAGACTCAGCGGTACATCAAGACGTTGTTTCGTCTGCATTGGCGTTATCCTTCTGCTTACCGGCTTTACTGCCATCGGAGGGTTTCGTGGTCATGTTCATCGGTGTGAGATAGACATCCCCACCGGGACGCGGATTCATATCTTCCAGGTCGCGGCAGTCATTGGGAGAGTAAATTCCCCAGTTAATCCCGGTGGCGTAGGCTTCAAAACGGGATTTCATATCCCCGCGCAGTAACGCCCCGGCGTTAAATTTGGCGTAAAACTTCCCCTGTTTGCTCTCCCTGACCAGCCCTGTATTGATCCGTTGTTCAATACGGGTCAGATACGGCACAAGGGAATAGTTGATAAATCCGAGCCCCAGCTCTTCAATATTGTTGAAAGTGGCGCGATCGGTGTTCTGCACCATGTGCAGCGGCACGCGGAAAAGACGACAGATTTCTTCCAGCTGAAACTTGCGGGTTTCCAGGAACTGGCTGTCCTCGGCGTTCAGTGCCACCGGCTTCCAGTCCAGCCCCATTTCCAGAATCATCGGACGGTGCGCATTACCCAGCCCAAGATGCCGCTCCTCAAAATCCCTCTTCATGCGCTCATAAGCATCCGGCGTGAGCTTTTGTTCCGTACGCAACACACCGGATGTCACAGCACCGTTACCAAACAGCCTGGCGCCGTGCTCCTCGGTTGCCGCTGCCAGTGAAATGGCCTCGCGCGCATATGCAATGGGATTCAGACCGACAAGTCCATCCAGCGTCAGGGTGCGCACATGCCAGATTTCATCCTGGGTCAACACATCCACGGAGCCATCCGGAAACGTCACCTGATAAACCGGCTGCCACTGGCTGTTCAGCTTCGGTTCCACACAGCCCGGATCTATCGGAAGAAGCTCCACCACTTCCCCCAGCGCCTTCACCTTGTAGGCGTAAAAATTCCCCCGCAGACACAGGCAGACAATAACCAGCTCCCAGAATTCCTGCGGCGTCATGTAGCCATTGGGTTTTGCTGAAATCAGCTTATGCAGCCGTTCATCCACCGCCCGTGTTTTAAGGGTGCCGCTGATTTTGTAGAGACTGCAGGGCAGCATACCAACAGACTCAGCCAGCACCCTGACGCAGGAATACACCGCCGTCAGCCGCATGGCCCGCTGGCTGCTGATCCGCTTTCCGGTATAGGTGTCGTATGACAACCCCAGCTCTTCCGCAAGCATCCCGGGCGTTGTGACGGGGGTGTTATTTTTGCGTTGAAAAAGCCCCTGGAAAAACATTACTCACCTCCGGAGGCGACCCGGTGACCGCGATCGAGATAACGCGCAACCAGCCACGACCAGCACAGACACAGCGCCCCGGCAACAACAAAACCCGCCGGGGGATAAATCAGCCAGGCGCCATACGCCAGCAAAAGCACACCCAGCACGCCCACCAGAGGCGTGAGAATTATCAGAAACATAATGACCTCGGTTAAAGCGAGCGAATACCAACGCTGACCAGATGCTCAGACAGATCCGGCTCCGGTTCACCGCCATTGACCAGCATCCGGCTCATTGCTGTAAACATCGCAACAGGGCCGTCGATTTTGGCTTCCGGCGTGGATTTATTCGGGAAGATATTGTCGTTTTTGTCCGGTTTTACCGTAACGTTAGACATCATCCAGTTCATGACCGGATGATTGCTGTGATGGAAACGCCCGGCGTAGACCAGTGATTCCGTTTCCTTCATGGCCTCTGACAGATTGCGGACCGTCTGCGGAACTTCCACCAGCGGTATGCCTTCTTCAGCCAGCGCCAGACTGAACTGCATTGCGCTCCACGGGTCAAATCCCAGTTCCCTGAGGTTTTCACCGCCAATCCATTCCAGTAAGTCACTTTTTATCTGAGCATGATCGATAACATCACCATCCGTCAGGATGAGCTTATCCATCTCCGCCCACTTCCGGTAAAGTTCTGCCTGCTGCCGCGAACATCGTTCCAGCCGTCCTTCCGGAAGCCAGAATTTAAAATCAGCATGAACATGTCCGTTATCGGTTCGCCAGAGTTTTGCCGCCGCACAGATATCAATCTTATGAGCAAGGTCTACGCCGACCCACATGGGATATGTTTTCAGCTCATGTTGTGGAGCAATGTATTCGCACTTCTCCCACTTAATCATATCCATCCAGGCAGATTCGGCAGTGACCCACACATTCATGTGTTTGGTAAAAAAATTCCCCCGCGCCGAGACCTGCTCCTTCGCCTTTTTCGCCAGGCGACGCAGATCATCCCAGCGTTTACAGATGCCCAGGCCCGGATTCGCTTTCTGCCAGACCGTTTCATCAAACGGATCATCTCCCTCATCGAGCGTGTAAATAATCGCAAAGTAGGAGTCGTCTTTTACCGCGCCCTCCACGTCGCTGTTATAGCCTCGCAATACCTTGATGGCGTAATCGCGTTGCTCGTAACAAATCCCTTCCTTGTTAAAGCCAGCCGTGGTGATACCAAATAACAGGGACTGCAGACGGGCACCAGTTGCCGTTTCCAGAACGTCCCACACGTCGCGGGTTTTATGTGCATGCAGCTCATCAATAATGGCGCAGTGGATGTTCAGACCATCCAGGTTGTTTGCATCCGAGGAAAGCGGTTCAAATTTTGATGCGCTCTGCTCCTGGTAAATCGCCAGCTTGTTGAAATCAAACAACCGCCCGAGTGTCGACCGGGCTTTTCTGACCATATTTTTGGCGTCTTCAAACACGATTCTGGCCTGGTCACGCGTGGTTGCGGCTGAATACACCTCAGCCCCGCCTTCACCGTCTGCCCCCGTCATATACAGACCGATACCTGATGACAGGGTTGATTTTGCGTTTTTACGGGCGACTTCGTTGTACGCTGTCCGGAAACGGCGCACCATCACCGGGCGTCCGCTGCCATCGCTGCGCATGACAACTTCCCCGGTCTCTTCATTCACCAGAGGAATGACAAAACCAAAAATATTAATGAGGATAAAAACATGCCAGTCCATCAGTTCAATGGGCTGACCTGCCAGCGCCCCTTTTACATGGGGCACAAATTTGTAGAAATTCAGGATGTGCTGCGCACGGGGTTCACTGAAATAAATCCCCCGCTCTTCGCCGTACTTCAGATCATCAAGAAAACGCTGGCAGGCCAGACGGACAAATTCACCAGCGACAATTTCTCCTGCAACAACACGTTCGGCGTAGCGGATCCCGTCAGCCACTTTTGCCATCAGTCTCTCGCTTTTAAAAGTTCTGCCAGCGGATCAACATCATCCGGTCCGGCGATATTTACTTTCGCCCGGCTTGCCGGTGACATACCAAATTCTGCAAGCATCGCCCGGATCCGCTTCCAGGCATCCGCTTTCATCGCAGCAGCCGGGTGTGCCTTAATCAGCACATCACCGTTCTGCGTTTCCGTGCGGTAGGTATAACCCTCAACATCGAGTGTTTCGCAGTGATGCCGGTATTCGGTGTAGGCTTCCACCAGCAACTCGAGTGCACGCGCATCAAGCTGAGAAATGATCCCTTCCGCATTCAGCTCTTCCGCCATTCGCCTGAACCAGTACTTTCCCTGCGACCCTAAATGCTGCGGAATTTTAGGGAGACCTTTTTCGTCCTTTTTAGCGGTTTTTTTGGCGTCTTTAACGGGACGCTTTGAGGGATTGCCTCGTATCAAATGCAGGCGTGGCGGGGTTTTCGGGGGTCCTGACATAATCGATTTTACCTATCAATCGTTTGATCGCATTCCCAAAAAAAAGTTTTCGAACCTGCGGCGATGCGAGGAAGGGTTGGCGGGCGGTCCCGGACAGCCAGGGCTGCAGGGATTTGCCCCGCCCCTCCCTACAAGTGAGAATAATTATCACCTGATTCGTTCGCGCGCTGTTTTCGCTTTATGGCAGGGCCAGCACAGACTCTGCAGGTTGCTGTCTGCGTCTGTTCCGCCATGCGCTTTCGGGATGATGTGGTCGACGGTTTTCGCCTCGCTCACCACACCGGCACGCAGACACAACTGACACAGACCTTTATCGCGCTTCAGAATACGGGCACGAATCACCGTCCATTTTGAGCCATAGCCACGCTGGTGGCGGCTCAGTCCGCGCTGGTGCTGCACCCAGCCTTCACCACGATGTTTATCACAGTAGCCAGAGCTGTCTGTTGTTGTGCCTGCGCAGCCTCGCTTACGACAGGCGCGGGGGATCCGTGATGGCATTGGAATCTCCTTAATACCGACATTATCGCAGCCCCTCACTGAAGAGCTGCTGTAATGCCTGTTACTCACGAATCAATCGAGCATGTTGACCGCTCATTTCAACATGTTGACCGCTCATTTCAATGCGTAAGTATTGTGGCTTGCCGTCAATCAACGCGGTGATTAACTTATCACCTGTAGGTTTCCACATAATTTTCTCCTGTTTTAATGCCCCTTGCCGCCGGGCAGTTGATCAAAGTTCATCTTGATTCGGCAAGATTTAGAATGAATAAGATAAAATTGGCACACGCAGCAGAATTTCATGCTTTCCGGACGCTGACGCACCCTTCATTTTTCAGCAAAATATTCTGCTCTTACAGGCGATCAGTTCTGCAGACACTGCCGAACACCGTCGACAATTTCACAGACCTGAGACGCGGTATCGAAAAGCTGGCGCGCCTTATCCAGGCTGACGCACCCCACCAATAAAAAAGGCACCAGTATCGCTACCAGTGCCCGTTTCACCGCCGTTCGCGGCATTCTGTGTGTCCAGTGTTTTCGCGCCATATCACCACCAACGCACAGCCCAAATCAGAACAGCGACCGCCACAAGGCGAATTGCAAAGGCCGCAGCCCTTGTCAAATCAAGGCTCGCGGGAGTTTCCATTTCAATACCTTTCATAATGGACAACCTCAAAAAGAATCTTTTATACTTTCCCACGAGGATTTTCTCCGTACTCACTAATCACAATTTCCCCTTTGACGTGAAAACTAAAAACCCCGGACTGTTCCCCCAGCCGGGGTTTTGTTTTACTTATCGCTTCAGCTGAAAGTGAGGTCCGTCTTTCAGCGTTTTCCAGTCCCCACCCCATTCGATAGCGATCCCCAGCTCTGCGGCAGCCTGCTTAAATGCCTGTGCGATTTTCTCGTACAGAGGCCACTCCCATGACACCTGGCTACCGATGTAGGCCACAACATCCACCGCATCACCGGTCAGGTGGCGGCTGTTCATGGTCTGGCTTTTCCCTTCCGCAACCAGCTGTTTCTGGCGATACTTACTGCGCAGGCCTTCCGTAATACCGAAATCAACCTCCGTCAGCTCCAGCGCACGGCGAACTACAGCAACCAGCTGTGGTTTGACACCCTCCAGATTTTTTTCACTGCGACGGCTGAATCTGAATTTACCCGGCATATTCACCTCAACAATGGAAAGATTTTTGTGACGTTCCCGCGTGCGCGTATCACCAGCACGCAGAACAGCAGATTAAAAAACACTTCCAGCCAGCCCGTTGCTAACGGGCGACCACACAGATAGCTGAGGGGCGCAAAGGCATACAGCAGCATCAGCAGCCAGGCCAGCCATGACACCAGCGGTTTATGTCTGGAATCACGGCGACGATAAAAAAAGAGCGTCAGCACGATAACCATGCATAACGCCACATTCAGCAATCCGGGAAGGTTACTTAACATTGCCGCCTCCTCCACCCCGCAGGCGGGAGAACACACCGGACACCAGCGATGCAATATCCTGCTGGTGGATGAACGAGAGAATCTTCACCGACACCACCGAGACCAGCACCGCGCAAAGCGCATCTGCTGATGTACCGTCATACCCTGTTTTTGATGCAATCCAGGCTGACAGCACACGCGCTCCCAGCACGCCGACAATAAACGACACCAGAAAATGCGCCACCACGCGCCAGACTGAAAGTGACTGCGGCATCGTTGCCACAAATAACGCCCCGGCGAACGCGCCAAACACAATCCCGAAATCCATCCCGGTAAACAGCCCGAATACCGTCGCGCCACCCAGCGCCGCAGCCGTGCCGGAACCGGATAAGGGTTCAGACATACTTCCTCCTGAAAATAAAAAAAGGGCCACCAGCGACCCGTAAAAAAACACCCCGTCAAAGGCATCCGCAGATGCCTTTTGTGTGATGTTATTCAGATTTACGCAGTAAAGGCCGGAGCACGACCAGCGCCATCGCCACCAGCACACCATCTGCCAGCACCGATATCAGTCGTCCGGTGAAATCAACCACCACTACCAGAAACAACAGGATGACAGCCAGCACAAGGCGCGCACTTTTCACAGGTGCTGCTCCAGCGGCAACTGCAGCGCCTGCGCAATTTTCTTCAGTTGCGCTTCTTCTTCCTGACCGATACCGTCCTGGTCAGCGATATCCAGACACAGGCACAGCACATTAACTGCATCATCAGTACCGGCAACATCAGCCAGCTGACGAAGAGCTTCGGCATTGGCAGAACGCGGCGACGCTTCATAACGGGCGCGGATATTTGCACTCATTTGTGGAATCTCACCGGAGAACGGCGCAAAGGCAGGAAGTGCTGCAATGGTTTTTTCCAGTACCGCGATTTCTTTCGCGTCACAGGTGCCGTCAGCGTATGCAATGGAGTACGCGCCCCAGACGGTCGCCTCCACTGCGTCACGGTTCTCCATCTTCTTCACTTCGGTAATGGCCTTGCGGGTTTTCTTTTTGAAAATACCAAACATCGTGACTTTTCCTTTTAGTGGGTGAGCCTGCGCCCGGGGGTGACCAGCCCACAGAGAAAGTCACACTGACCATCCCGTAAGCTCATCCCTGAAAGGCTCTGTGGTTTTTTGATGTGCGCCGGGCGTGGCGCGGATATGAAAAAGGCCCGCCGAAGCGAGCCTGGAAAAATAAGCGTGGCGCGTTGTACTGGATTCGAACCAGTGACCGATTGCTTAGAAGGCAATTGCTCTGTCCGGCTGAGCTAACAACGCATAATGCAGATAATGGATTGCCATCGGGGACCCGAGCCCCACACAGCCAGTTTCGAAAGCAGGCGCTCTCTGCCGATGAGCTAATGGCGGTATGTGATGGTGGCCCTTGCTGGATTTGAACCAGCGACCTGGCGATTATGAGTCGCTCGCTCTCACCACTGAGCTAAAGGGCCTGTCCATCGCGTCATTGCGGTGGCACGGTGCAATAATACGAATATCTCCGTCATTTTCAATAAACACAACGTCAATAATCGTAAATATACGTACATGTTTTTATTTTTCCGCATTTTCCGGGAATAATATTGCACACTGTTAACAATTATTTTTTACTTCACTCACAGTCTGATTAAATTTCTCATCTTCCTGCTTCGCAGCAACCGCCCAACGCCCAGCAAAAGTGCGCAACCAAATTACCTTGACGACCGCTGGTGATAATTATCTGACGCAACATGTCTACCGATGTTTCACAGGGGTGTTTGCCGGGGAAATACTGCACGTGCTTGTGCGGCCAGCCCCCCTCCCCCGTATAAGGAACGGCTGCTGATACGGAAAAATAACGTCGCAAAGATTTATAATCATTCTAACGCCAATTATCCATCCAACAAGAAAAATTACGATAGCTGTAACAGCGTAAAACAGGCTTCTTGCCACATCATCTACGCCAGCACCAACAACCCACCATGGAAATCCATAATAAAAAGCACCTCCCCAACCATAGAAATAAGCACCTCCCCATCCCAGACATCCCATATACGCAACAAACAATGAAGAATTTCTGAGTAATTCTTTATCAACCATAGTTTCTCGCAACAACCTGAACACATTGATATAGTTGAAATAACAATACTAATTCAATAGAGTCAAGCGCTGCTTTCATCTTTTGTTAAACAACATTAGATTATTTACAAATCCAATGTGCAATTCTTTTTTAAGCTCACAAAAAAACCGCCCGGGAGGGCGGTAAAAACTCAAATAGCACTCAACGTATTAAATAGAATTCGAGATATCGGATGTCTTTTGTAGACATATTAATCAACGAATAAATACGTTACAGCTTTCGTCTATTTATATGTATACCTGACAGTCCTGCTCTTCGGCTTATCTCACATTTTTATACAACATAAGGATGGCGCATCATCTGTCTCTCCAGGATAATTCCCGAAACTCTCTTCCAACAATGCGCCATCCTTATATTGAAAAAAACCGCGCTGAAACTATAACTGGTCTCTGTTATAGTTCGAGGGAGCAATGAGATATCTGAAACCATCCCCGCGAAAAAAAACGCCAGCGCTGTAAGGTATATATACCTTGATAAGTGCCCTGAGCGGATAGCGGGAATCGAACCCACATCATCAGTCTGGGAAACTGAGGTAATAACCATTATACAATATCCGCATACAATACTAATTATGGCATATAATGTTAACTATCGGTATCCAGAGCTAAATCTAACCAAACAAAGACAGCCCGCCAACCACAAATAACCTTACTGTTATTTTTTTATCATCCAGCAACATCTCTTGCCTTGTAACATATAAATCACCAAGAAACTTAGCAATATATTTACAAAACAGGAAGGCATTTGTGAAATTGTTTTTTCATATGTTATTTTTTTGTTTGTTTATCTTTAATTCACCAGATAGCTATTCACAGATAAGTGTCGATGCATCAATCTCCGATATAAAGATTTGCTTTGCCAATAAAATAAAAAAAGATGGATACACAATGGACTTAAATGACATAAAAATTCCAGTTAACGCCAAAGAATTCGCAACATATAAAATGTCAAAATTTACTGGTTCATTATGGATAGAATCATCGACAGAAGGAAGGCCAACAAGGGAAGCGGGTATAATCCATGCTAACAGTCAAAGTTATAATATTCTATATGATGCCTTGCTGTTATGTAGCAAAGAATTATCTAATCAGCCTTATCTGTTACCAACTCCTGGATATGCAGCCACATCAGCGTGGCCAGTAAACGGCTAACTCCTTTCCATTACAACGCCTGCAAATCTTGCAAACTGGCTTACCATGAAGTCGGGGCTTTTTCATCCAGAACTGTACCTTTAATTATCGCAGGTCGAAGCCCCCTTTAACGGCAGGCACACACCCCCATTATTGAGATAACTCTATCCATGTTTTGTGAAAAATGCAAGCATCATGTAGACATCTTCCGCGAAAATCATTTATCTCGTCACTTTTCTCAGCTGGGTCTCAGCGTACGATTCTTCCTGCCAGCACTTTGTTACCAGTTTATCAATGACATCTGCATATCCTTTGTACCACTGATAATCAGTTAAACCGGGAACCAGCTTCTGGACATAACGTCGTGCCAGCGTGGTCGGTAAACGGCTAAACCGATGTCCATTACAACGCCCACAGACCTTATAAACTGGTGTACCATGAAATCGGGTTCTTTTTTCATCTAGGGCAATGCCTTTACCCTTACACCCTCTGCACGCTGTGCTGACTTTTCCCTTGCCATTACAATGCTGACATAGTTTCTTCTCCCACTCTTCTTTGATGACAGTGTCCCCACCACTGGAATATTTCACCACTTCACATAATACATGATGAAATCCCGTACCTGCACAATGCCCACAGCAAGCCTTACTTGCCACAGATCTGGAATAATCAGCAAAGGCAAAATTCACAAGGTAAGGGATGATCTGTAACCGGGTTTCTTCACTCAATTTGTTCAATGTCGGGTTATCCAGTGCCATCGCGTAATTGAGCAGACCTTCAATAGCAAACTGAGTATCCTGAACACCAACTTTTGCCAGGAATAAGGCAAACCCAAGCGGTGCTTTCGACTGCACCATCCCCTGCGCAGCCATCACATCCGTAATTGTTAAACCACCCGAGCCTGTCGCCGGTGCGTCATCGCTCAATTTTGGAGATTTTGGGGAGTAATATTTTGGTAAGGCTTCAAGGTTCATGCTCGTTCTCCACTTACACCAATACGCCTATTGCCAGCGCACGATCGATAAAACGAAATATCAGCTCCAGCTGGGAGCCATACTTCTCTTCAAATGCCACGGTATCCGCATGCAGCTCGTCGTGATGTTTTCTGCACAAAGGCAACACAAAGAGGTCATGCGCTTTAGTACCCATTCCACCCTGACCGTGGCCTATCAAGTGGTGGGGATCATCAGCAGGCTTTCCACAACATGCACACGGCTGTGTCTTAACCCAGCGCGTGTATTTCTCGTTAAGCCAGCGGCGACGTTTAGGTCGTTTCATGAAAGATTCCGGAGACTCCGGCTCAACGGCAATGCTGACCACCGTCTTTTCCTGTGGCGGGTTTTGCTGGTGGGCGTGAAGCAGCGGCGCAATATTTTTTGTGCGCTGCTTCAGCATGCTGGTGGCACTCTGCTCTCCCGGCACGATGTCGCTCTCGCGGTATACTGAGCGAATTTTTTCCGCACGTAACCCCAGAGAACGACGTAATGCTGCCTCTGGTAGCGCGTCCGCCACCTGATTGCAGACCGCCCACCAGGATAATTCAGCCAGCGATAATTCGCGCTCCTGCGTGCCATTCATTGCATGGCGTATGACGTCAATCATCCATGCTGACAGGTTTTGATGAGCAAGTTGCTCGAGTGATTCGGAAGTCTGGTCACGCAGCTGGTTGTCGCAGTGCCAGCACAACACCATTGCACCGGTACCGTAACGATGTATGACGGTTTCGCTGTGATGGTAGTCACCATGAGGCCACTGGCAGGATTTAATGTGGCGTAACAGCCAGTCAGACAGTGCACCAGCACCACCAGCAGCACGAATCACCCGCTCATCGCTGAAAAATGGCAGTAATGATTTATCCTCCGCCAATGGCTGGCGAACGGCAGGAACGACTCCGGACGGCAGACCGCGCATGCTTTTCGGTTCCGGCTCCACCAAAACTCGAGGATTATGAAATACCTGCATGGATTCACGCCCCGGTTTTAGCACCACCAGCCCAAGTTCCGGTACCGGAACAGGTCGAAGTAATACCCGCACGTTACCTCCAGATGCGTTGCTGGAATGTGCGGGACGGACGCGGTGGGCGTTCGGAATAAGGGAGCCTGACGAAGATTATCCAGTGACGATAATCGAGGCTGAGGGCTTTCTTAATCTCGTATCCGTGTCTGCGGTAGCGCTGAATCAGCCATTCAGCCTGTTCTTCGGTGCAGGGGTCGTGCTGATACCAGTCAGATTTGAATGCATGAGAACGCCGCCCGTGCCTGCTGGCAGGGGCGGCAGAGTTATCCGAATTGTAAAATTTGGTATCGTGCGCCATCTGTTTTCTCTGCTGGCGCAGCAGGTGCCAGTTGTTCAGGCTGACGGATGGATTGTAAACCAGAACGACCAGAAAAAACAAAACCCGCCGAAGCGGGTTAAGTGCGGGTGCGTTGAGGATGCCTGACACATCAGCGGTGGCGAGGGATTTCTCCCCCGCCGGGTCTCTTACTCCTCAGGTTCGTAAGCTGTGAAGACAGCGACCTCCGTCTGGCCGGTTCGGATTCGTACCTCGCAGAGGTCTTTCCTCGTTACCAGTGCCGTCACAATGACGGTTAAACAGATGACGATAAGGGCGATTAACATCGCCTTTTGCTGCTTCATAGCCTGCTTCTCCTTGCCTTTCGGCACGTAAGAGGCTAACCTACATGTGTTCAGCATGGATTGAGCCTCAGATTAATGTTAAGCGTCTTGCAGGACGCATAATGTTAACTGGGGCTTTTCTCTATCTGCCTTTTGGTGTTCATGCCTGAGACAGATAGCCTCAAGCACCCGCAGTAATTTTACATAAAGGTTATGGTTCCTTTCAATAACTCAACAATTTCCCATCTAAATACTACTCATATAGTCATATAGGCTGGCGATAATTTAAAGATAAGACTCTCTCTTTTTCTCCACCACATAATGCATTACCAACGCAAAAGTTACCATGGTAATTATATCTTAACGAAAAATACCCCACGAACATATTCTACTCAACAAAAAATTTTGCGTACGCATTATTCTTTGTAGTATCTTAAGTATGTAATTATTTTTTACAGGAAATTTTTGCAATGACTAGCAAGCGCTTTTTCTTCGATTTTTATCAATGTCACACTATAAGCACTGATACAAATGCAGGAGTTAATTCACCTGAAGCTGTTTTTTCAAAAATTTTTGAGTCATACAGCGAAGGCCGAGACAAAACTGTACGTAAAATAGGAAATAAACTAGTTGAAATGCGCTTCATGGAAAGAACCGACTATGGTTTCAGGGGAGTTATAGGAAAACACAGAACCAATAATCTTCCTCATGTTGCTGTAGCCGGAGGTGAAGAAAGAGAAATTAAACTTGAAATCAATGAAAACTTATTAGAAAAAGCTTATTTTCATTTTTATACCCAAGACTCAGTTTTAATAATTCAACGAAACAGACTCTGTTATGGCTGGTTGCTATTAAGTAAATATCTTTCCAACAGTTCACAAAATACAACTGTTAATCCCATCATTCAGACCAGTAGTTTAAAGTGGTTGATGCGTAATGAAGTTCGAATCAAAACTCTAGAAATCGGTATCGCTCGGCCAAAGAATGCGCAACTATATGAGGATGTTGAACATAACTTCAACAATGCATTGATAGCCACTCTAAATGGTACTAATTCTGCCAAAGTAAATCTTACATTACGTGGAGATAGTCGTTCTGAAGATCCTGAATCTCGCTATCTAGGTTCTCAACTAAAAAGAGCCTTTAAAGAAACACTAGAGACTTTTGAGGTTGAAAAACTTAAACTAGAAACCCAAGACATTGAGACCGGTGTACAACATCCTATCGATCTTGTAGCAGACAAATTAGTCTACTACACTGATGTTGAACTTGGAGGTAGGTATCCATTAGTTGGCAGCATTTGGAGCGCCTTAACTCTTGCAAAAGATAGTAAAGATGATGAATTGAAGGCATACTTTGGAGTAGCCAATCAAAGAGTTGATTAATTTTGGAGCGATGGTATGAAAAAGGGGAAATTGATAACTTTGTACAGTTATGGTTATAATTTAGCCTCTGTTGTTTTTTGTATCATCGCATGGCCTCTTTCTGCAAAGCTAAATTTTGCACAAATTCAGCCAATCGCTTCGGCCGTTTCTACATTTTCTGGGATATTATTTGGCTTTGTTTTAGGTTCGCTTACCTTGATTGCTTCAGCTAGAGATAATACGCTAATTAGAAATATAGGAAAAACTGGTTATTTGAAAAAACTGACCGAAGAAATGCACTCCACTATGGGATGGTTACTATCAGTTTGTATTATTTTTATCATTTTACTATTTTTCCCTGATACACTAAAGTTTAAATTCCCACTAGTAAAAGATGCCGACGAGCACACATATGCCCAACTATTACTCCAAGTGGGAATTTTTTTCCTGCTTATTACATTTAAAAAGTTTTATACTACCTGGTCGCGTCTAAAAGACATAACAAGGCTCATGTGATATATCTATAATTGCACATAAAAAGACAATCCTAACAATACTCCCATTGTAAGTTGTATATTCTTTCTTATTGTTCCATCTGAACATTTGTACCTTCGTGCTATTGTACGCAAAGATATACCTATAACAAAATGAGCGATAATTAACTCATAGTCATCTATTCTATATTGTTTAAGCTTCAACATGCAGGTATCAATCATACGACCTTCATCGTTGCCACACTGACGGCGTAATTTCTTACCATGAGGTACTACATCTTTATATTTATCAGCCACTTGCTGCCAGTTGATAGAACTATTTCCAGCTGCAGCCCAAGCCCCCCAACTGTCCAAAATATCATATATATTAGCATTGCTATCCACCTTTTTTTTATATTCTTTTTTGAGGCGACCAAGAAGCATCCTGGCCATCATCATTATTTCTATACTTTTAACTGATTCATAAGCATCAGGAGAAATAATTCTCCCATCACTTAATGCCCTATCACTAAGATTTGCTATTTCCAATAATCGTTCTTTAGTTATTTCCATTATTATCTCCACCGCCCTTTCGGGCGGCCTCCTGATGTTCTGAGGGTGCGGAAATCCCTCCGGTTAAGGATTAAATTTTTAACAGTGCTGAATTTAATTATTCAGATTTGGATTATGCTTTCTCTTTCACTTCACCAAGTTCCGATTGTTAATTTGGCTCACAACAGCACCTCCTGTAAGTTTCCCCGATAAAACGCCAGTACGCGCTGCATAACTTCGCTCTTCCGGCACTCGCTACAGATTATGTTCTGACGCCTGTCGTAGTGGCGTATCTCTCCATCTGGTAATGAATAAATCAGGCCAGGGTCGCTCTTCTTTTTCGCTGCACCTTTAGACATCTCTTTATGGGCTTTTATCCAGTCTTTACGTACCTGCTCAGAAGGGAATATTCCATGCCCTGAACCATATACAACACCACTGTCTACCAGTTCTTTCGCCAGAACTTCAATCAGATGTCTCGTCGCCCCTGTTTCATTTTCCAGTTGTTTACGCGTTTTCCTACCATATCTGCGTACCAGTTCCACAATACGCGCCTTTACTTCTTCCCGTTGTTCGGGAGTAAAAACTTTTACCATAAGTCCTCCTGAAATTACTTCACAACCCTCAGGTGTCTGACATTCGAACGCCAGCTCTCCCAGTTAAAATTCACCCAGCGACCACCGTTCATGACCATGCGATCCATCACACGCTCGCCAAGAAGCGTACTCATCGCTACGTGGTTCAGGTTCGTCAGCATTCCGACACTACGCATCGAAGCCGTTCTGCGGTCGACTATCTGGTTCAGCGTGACCTGCTCGTTGCGCGTATCCCGCTGCATTCCGATTTCATCCAGGACAAGCAGGTCAACATCACACAACCCCTGTAAAAATTTTTCGCCTGAGTTTTTGTTGTCGTAGCTGTTGTGTAACGCCAGCATCACATCAGCCACCGTTATCACAATCACGCTGCGACCTTTCGCCAGAAGATGATTGCCAATGGCGGCTGCAAGGTGGTTCTTTCCGGTACCCGGCTTACCGCTGAACACAAAATTCGTGCACCCTGTCATCAGTTCGTCAGCGATGGATTTTGCCTGGCTCAGCGCGTGTTTTTGCCCGTCGTTCTGCACCTGATAATTCGCAAACGAGCATTTGCTGTGCAGAGGCTGGATGCCCGAACGATTCAGGATTTTTTCCACCCGCAACTGGCGATTCTGGCGGTTGATCTCCTCGCTACGTTTTCGCCCTTCTGCCAGTTGCCACTCGCGCCACTCGTCCACTGTCCGGTACGGCGCGATTACATGCTGCGGAGTCAGCTTACGGATACGCTCAAGAACACCACCTGCCGCGATATTTTTCATGGCCCGTTACCCCCTGAACCCCGGCGGAATTTCGGTATCCGGCTCAGAAATATGATTCACACAACGCTGTACAGACGAACGCTCCAGGCGGATAACCAGTTCATCCCATTTTTCGCGAAGCTTTGACGGACTCATGATATTTTTTACCCAGAATGGATCCCGCTGCACCCGACCAAACATTTCACAAATTTGTCTGTGAGTTCTGCCATCCAGCATCCGCATTGTGCGCACGTCGTTGGCCCATGCGGTCCAGTTGGGTTCTTTCGGTCGCGAAATCTCGCCATCATCGCTGGCGGCCTGCTCGTAAAGACTCACGATTCGCCCCCAGATCCACTGCGCACACGCCAAATCTTCCTGGTTGCCCCACTGGCGTTTTTTTGCACTGAACACAACCGCGTCAGGGTGTCGGGTTAAAAAATCCTGTTCAACCGTCTGCGGGTCCGGTTGCGAAGCTTCCGGACGAGAAGTGTTTTTATTCTCTGTAGTAATCTCTGTTGTATTCTCTGTAAGATCATCAGGCCATTTTGACCCGATGACATTGAGTCGTTTTGAACCAATGGAACGTGCCATTTTGGCCTCTTCCATCGTGTCATTCTGACCTGATGGAGCAGCGCATTTTGACCTGATGGATTCGCTCACTTTGCCACCATCTAAAAGCTCGCTCTCGTAATTAATCGTGTAAAAATTAGTCATATCACGCTTTGATTTATTGAGCTTTTCGCAACGCAAAAGCCCCAGCGTTTTCAGACTTGCAAATGCGCGTTTTAACGTTGACTCTGACCAGAACGGGAACTGCTCCAGCCATTGTTCTGTTGTGTTATAAATCCAGCGAACACCATCACATTCCATGCCGGAACTGGTATCTCTCAACCAGTAATGCAACTGCTGCAACACGATGGCTTCGTTCAGACCAATTTTCATCGCCAGCTGCGTGTTTATAACCAGCGGACGTTCAGCAAAAAGGAGCTTCATCCTCCCCCCAGAACACGTTATCAATGCGCCACCACGGCATTTCCCGCCGGACCACCACGATTCATCTGATCGAACAACACGATCGCTGCCGCAACAAACTCATCGATATCTTTCACCAGGCGCTCCCGTCGCTCGACAAGCTCCCGGTGATATTCCGAACTGTGGCTGCGCATTCGGGCCACCAGCGGAGGCGGCATTGCTTTTTCGATCGCCGGTAACAACGCCTGAATTTTTTTAACCGCATCAGGGGTGTCTTTTTCTACCCAGCGGAAAATTTTCTGGGTATTACGAGACAGGGCTTCCGGATGGCTGTCGTCGTACAATTCAGGAAACGTCATACCCAACTCAAAATAAGACTGGGTTATTTCAGCTGCCGGAACTTTTTCACCGTCCGAATGAGCCCAGGCATTCATCGCCATGCGGATGTGTTCATGCTTGATTTTCATGAATCAACTCCATCAGATAAGCATGCACTACAATCACCTTCAGCATGAACAACATGTGTTTGCCCCAAACGAATGCCGCTCGCATACTCAGGCCAAATAAGCTCCCAATCATGGGGTCGTAGCTCCGCCCTACTTACTTGGCCTTCCGTCGCAGATTCGATCATAAGGGCGCGGGTTGGAGATATAGCTGTTCGTCCAGACGCCATTTGCGATAAGTAAGATGGCGATACACCAAGTCTGGCCGCGAATTTCTTAGCATCACCAACCCTTAATGATTTAATAAACTCTTTTAATGTCATACCTTCCTCGGTTTAGTGTTTTTTTTGCGAGTTTAGTGTTTAATAAACCATTAAGTCAAGTATTTGCTTGTTTAGTGATTACTAAAGATAATTACCACATGCAAAAAAAAGAAATTCGCCGTTTACGTCTCAAGGAGTGGTTTAAAGATAAAACTCTGCCACCCAAAGAGAAGAGCTACCTATCTCAATTAATGAGTGGGAGAGCCTCGTTTGGAGAAAAGGCTGCCAGAAGAATAGAGCAAACATACGGGATGCCGGAAGGGTATCTGGATGCGGAATACGCAGAACAACCGGGGGTTTCTCCACCACATGCAGGGTTAACGTCTAATCAACTGGAATTATTGCAGATTTTTTCAGCCTTCCCTGAGGATGAGCAACGCCAGATAATCAGCGAGTTAAAGCAGAAAAAAGAATCAATGGAAGATCTCATAGCGAGATGGATTGCGGCGCAAAAATGCCGCCGCGCCTGAGTTATAAAACCGGAGGAAACATGAATAGAGCCCTTTCACCAATGGTTTCTGAATTTGAAACCATTGAACAAGAAAACAGTTACAACGAATGGCTGCGTGCGAAAGTAGCAACGAGCCTTGCAGATCCGCGCCCAGCAATTCCCCATGACGAAGTTGAGCGCAGAATGGCAGAACGCTTTGCTAAGATGCGCAAGGAACGGAGCAAGCAGTAAAATGTTACCCGTGTTATGGCTTGAAAGCGCAGATACCGACCTAGATGATATAACTAGTTATATTGCTCGTTTCGACATAGATGCGGCTGAACGCTTATGGCAGCGATTAAGGGGTTGTGTGCTGCCGTTATCCGAACATCCGTATTTATACCCACCAAGCGACAGAGTACCTGGCTTGCGTGAGATTGTAGCCCACCCTAACTATATAATTCTATACCGCGTAACAACATCAAGCGTTGAAGTAGTAAACGTGATCCACGCAAGACGCCAGTTTCCCTAACTTTCACTACCAATAGAAACATAACAACCGCAACGACTTTATCAAAAGCGTTGTGTTTGTTATGTTTCGCGGTTTAGTTTTTACTTGACTTAAGTTTAATGTTTATTAAACTAAAATACCAACCCACCCCGCCCCACAGAACGCAGGGAAATACTTCGAGTTACCCGGCAGTGGTCAGGGGTTAAGTAGCCAGCCCGAGGCGTAAGAACATGACGGCAGGGTTCAACTTTAACTATGCAGCAGGTTTTTGTTCCGCTACCCCGGCGTTAAGGGGAAATGAGGTCAGCATGGATACTATCGATCTTGGCAACAACGAATCTCTGGTATGTGGCGTGTTCCCCAACCAGGACGGTACGTTCACCGCGATGACGTATACCAAAAGCAAAACGTTTAAAACCGAAAATGGTGCCCGTCGCTGGCTGGAAAGAAACTCAGGTGAGTGATATGGATTTCGACACAATCATGGAAAAGGCTTACGAAGAATACTTCGAAGGCCTTGCCAAAGGCGAAGAAGCTCTCAGCTTCAGTGAGTTTATACAGGCGCTTTCCAGCCCGGCAAAATCTAACGGCTGATAAGCGAAGCAGCACCGCGAGGAATCAGTATGCAGAAACGAGAACCCGTCATCATCGCGCCAGACTATACCGATGATGAACTTTATGAGTGGATGCACCAGAAAATTAAGGCTGCGCAGGACCTGAAATGGGCCAATGAAGCCAGGGCTAAGCAGGCTGAAAATCTGTCCGCTCTGGAGCAGGATATCACCAATCTGGAAAAAGCAGCGGCATTAAGCATTGCCAGAATGATTACATACCCACGTTAATGGTTAACCAACGAGGCTAATAATGGAATTTAAAGATTTACCAAAAGAAATCCAGATAATTGCTGCAACGACACTCGGTGATAGTCTGGTGAAAATTGACCCGGCATACACCAAAAAAGAAACCATCGATAATATGGTTCGTAATGTGCGCAATGCTTTTTCTGGGCTATATGGTTCTGATAATCAAAAGCAGGAAAGCGATGTTAATAAACGGGTAATTTCTGTTTGCGTGAATGGCCATGTTCTTTCATCAATCAAAACAGAAACGGCGACAGTCTTCGATTGCCTTTGCATTGTACAGAGCCTTGTTGATGCCCTGTTTCGTTCAGTGAATTTAGAAAATGATGCAAATCTGCGAGGGCGCACAATAGCACATCCATATGCACATACTTTAGGCTCTGTGGATATCAAAGATCCCACAAATCTTTAATGAAATAGTTAACGCGAATTGTACTTGCTCTTTCAGTTGCTTTCAGAATACGCGTTGAAACTGCTGGCGGTAATTTGGTATTCCATTTATTAAAATCATGCCCGGAAAAGTACTCTTCGAAAATACTTTTAACTGCAGACTCGCCTATTGAAATGCTGCTTACCATGCGATTTTGATAAAGGCATTTAGCAATAAGAGTTGATTTTAACATTCACCCTCCTGAGGGTTGGTAATTAAGGAGTTCTCCACGGGTGAACATCCGGCACTGACAGTTTACTGAAAGGATATTTCTCTGAAAAGTCAGAGCATAACGCGAAAGCGCACGGCGAGGTTGCTGGTTCATAGATAGCCTGTCGTTAAATTTTCGTCGACCGTGCGCTTCCGGTTGTGGCACTCCGCGAAATGGCGCGGCGGTAAGTATGGCGGGGGTATTCCTTCCCCGTTGAGGACACCGGGTTGTCAGGTTGACCATACGCCTGAGTGACAACTCCGCTACAACAACCCATGTTGATTACCTTTTGGCGGGTATTCGTTTTGTTTTTCCCGTGATACCCGCCCCTTTTAAAGTGAATTTTGTGATGCGGTGAATGCGGCTCAGCGCACGCGGAACAGTTAAAACAAGCGGTCTTTTACTTGCGTAACAGACATCAACTAACAATCCGGCGTTAATGGTTTACTGGTTAACGTCACCTGGAGGCACCAGGCGCCGCATCACAAAATTCATTGTTGAGGACGCGATAATGGAAACGTTATTACCAAACGTTAATACGTCTGAAGGTTGTTTTGAAATTGGTGTCACTATCAGTAACCCAGTATTTACTGAAGATGCCATTAACAAGAGAAAACAAGAACGGGAGCTATTAAATAAAATATGCATTGTTTCAATGCTGGCCCGTTTACGCCTGATGCAAAAAGGATGCTGGCAATGAATACTACATTTGCACTTGTTCTGACGGTTTTTCTTGTTTCCGGTGAACCGGTTGACATGGTTACTGGCGTATACGGCTCAATGAAAGAATGCATGGTTGCCGCAGCGGAACAGAAAATTCCCGGTAACTGTTATCCGGTCGATAAAGTTATTCACATGGATAATAACGAAATCCCGGCAGGACTTAAAACAGCACCGTAATTAATATCCGGTTTCATTTTTATATGCCAGCAATGGCAGGGATTTGTTCACCCTTAAATCTGTAATGAGGTTAAAACAAAATGAGTAAAGTCTTTATTTGCGCCGCCATTCCGGACGAACAGGCAATAAAGGAAGAAGGTGCAGTCGCTGTAGCCACTGCCATTGAAGCCGGCGACGAACGTCGCGCCCGTGCCAAATTTACCTGGCAATTCCTGGAGCAATATCCGGCTGCTCAGGACTGCGCTTATAAATTTCTTGTCTGCGAGGATAAACCCGGCATGCCCCGCCCTGCCATCGACTCCTGGGATACCGAATATATGCTGGAAAACCGCTGGGATGAGGAAGGCGCTTCCTTTGTCCCGGTCGAACCAGAATCCGATCCGATGATCGTCAATTTTGACAAGCTGTCCCTTGAAGTACAGAACGCGGTCCTGGTTAAGTTCGGTACATGTGAAAACATCACCGTTGATATGGTGATTAGCGCGCAGGAATTGTTGCAGGAAGACATGGCAACATTCGACGGACATATCGTTGAAGCGTTGATGAAAATGCCAGAAGTTAACGCCATGTATCCGGAGCTTAAGCTGCATGCCATCGGGTGGGTTAAGCATAAATGTATTCCTAGTGCCAAATGGCCCGAAATTCAGGCAGAGATGCGCATCTGGAAAAAACGTCGCGAAGGTGAACGCAAGGAAACCGGAAAATACACGTCTGCTGTTGATCTCGCCCGCGCCAGAGCCAATCAACAGAACACTGAAAATTCAACAGGAAAAATCAACCCGGTCATTGCTGCCACTCATCGCGAATACAAGCAGACATGGAAAACACTGGATGACGAACTGGCCTACGCTCTCTGGCCTGGTGATGTGGATGCCGGAAACATTGACGGCAGCATCCATCGCTGGGCAAAAAATGAAGTTATCGACAACGACCGCGAAGACTGGAAGCGTATCTCGGCATCGATGCGCAAACAGCCTGATGCCCTTCGCTACGACCGCCAGACTATTTTTGGCCTTGTCCGTGAACGTCCGATCGACATTCACAAAGATCCTGTGGCACTGAACAAATACATTACTGAATACCTGACTACAAAGGGCGTGTTTGAAGATGAAGGAAGAAATCAGAGCGCAACTGATACTCTCTCGTCGCCAGTACCAGAAACTGATGCAGTGGAAACGGCAATTCCGGACAACGAAAAAACCGAATGCAAAGTGGAAGTCGAACCATCTGTAGAGCGTGAGGGGCCGTTCTACTTCCTCTTCACCGACAAGGATGGCGAAAAATACGGTCGCGCAAACAAACTTTCTGGTCTGGATAAGGCGCTGGCTGCCGGGGCTACTGAAATCACGAAAGAAGAATATTTCGCCCGCAAAAACAGTACATACTCAGGTTCACAACAAAATACTGGTGCATCTGACACGACCGCACAGCCAGAACCGGTAAAAGTTACCGCTGACGAAGTAAACAAAATTATGCAGGCAGCCAATATCAGCCAGCCTGACGCCGATAAGTTGCTTGCTGCATCACGTGGTGAATTTATTGAAGGGATTAGCGACCCGAATGATCCGAAATGGGTTAAGGGGATCCAGACCCGCGATACTGTGAACCAGAACCAGCAAGAAACGGAACAGAACGACCAGAAAGCGGAACAAAACAGCCCAAATACGCAACAAAACGAGCCAGAAACGAAACAACCTGAACCAGTAGTGCAACAGGAACCGGAAAAAATCTGCACCGCCTGCGGTCAGAGCGGTGGTGGCAACTGCCCTGATTGTGGTGCGGTGATGGGCGACGCAACATACCAGGAAACATTCGATGACAAGAACCAGGTTGAAGTTCAGGAAGACGATTCGGAGAAAATGGAAGGCGCTGAACATCCACACAAGGAGAATGCTGGCAGCGCTCAGGATCACGCCAGCGATAGTGAAACTGGCGAGACGGCAGATCCCTTAATTACGGTGAACGGTCATCGCGTTATCACATCCACCAGCAGGACGTGTGACCATCTAATGATCGACCTTGAAACCATGGGAAAAAATCCCGATGCCCCGATCATCTCAATAGGTGCAATATTTTTCGATCCGCAAACCGGAGATATGGGACCGGAATTTAGTAAGACTATCGATCTGGAAACTGCTGGCGGAGTCATTGATCGGGACACCATTAAATGGTGGCTTAAGCAATCACGCGAAGCGCAATCTGCCATTATGACCGATGAAATCCCGTTAGATGATGCACTGTTACAATTGCGGGAATTTATCGACGAAAACTCCGGCGAATTTTTTGTTCAGGTCTGGGGAAATGGAGCCAACTTCGACAACACGATTTTG